ATTGCGTTGATTGTTGTGCGTGAAGTTTTGGTGTATGTTGCTGCAACTGCTGCGATTGGATATGCTTGTGGTTGGATCCTTGGTGGGGGTGGAACCCGTTTGTTTTGTTCCACAACTGCTGCGGGTTACCGCCATGCTGGTGGTAAAGTGAAGTCGAAGGATGTTGTGCAGAAAGTTTATCATCGTGGTGGGAAACGTAAGTGGATGGAACAGACTGATGAGGATACTCCTCATCGTGGTGGTCGTCGTGGGCGTTCTCGTCGTGAGGCTAAATCTACTGCACATCATCGAGCTCTCCATTCAAATGTCCAGATGGTTATGGAAGAGACGTTGTCTGGATCGTTAGCTGATGAGCTTCTTGAGGAGGAAGAGGAGTATTTGCGGTCGAGAGCTGGAGTTGAGCAAACTCGAGCTGTTTTGAAGAAGATCACTGAGAATTGTGTTCGTGTTGCGCGTCGTCGTGGTGGTCATAATTTTGAATTGCAAGGCATTTTTGTTAAAGATAATAAGTTATTGATGCCTTTGCATTTCTTTATGGTCAATGGTGAGGTGGATGCTCCTGAGAAGGATGGCATGCTTCGTGAGGGTTCAATGGTTGTGTTGAAGTTTGGTTCTAAGACACTCTCATTTCCCTTTACGCGTGCTAATATGTATCGTCCAGATTCAGAGGGTGTTCGTGTCCCTGGAGGGAAGGCAATTATCAATGTTCAGCAAGATTGGTGCATAATTAGTGTACCTCTTGCTCCAGAGAAGATGCCTTCCTTCAAGGATATCACGAAATACTTTATGGATATGTATGGTGCAGATGACCTTGATTTCCCAACGTACATGTTGTTACGTGTTGGTCGTGTGAAGACGTTGGAGTCCATCTGGCTCCCTGGTGTCTCTCTTGAGGAGGAGGCTCATTCTTATTCTAGCATAGATGATGCTAAAAGAATTGATCTTTATGTCCCTCGTCAGTTGATTTATCAGGAAGTTGTTAATGGTGATTGTGGAAGCCCAATTGTTGCTTGCAATGGTGTTGGAAGAGTTGTTATTTTAGGCTTTCATGTTTTGCGGCGCCAATACCCGGAGGAAACTTATAGTGTTGGCATTCCCATCCTGCGTGGTTACTTTGATGAGATGGACTTGATTGTTGAGCAGAAGGATGAGATCCAGGGTGGTGTTACTCTGGATTTGGGAGAAGGTTATGAGTACCTTGGTGTGTGTGATATTCCGCGTGGATGCATTACATCAAAAACGAAATATGTGAAGTCGCCTATAGCTGATAGGCCCTTCCTTGCAGATGTCACTAGGCAACCAGCGTTGCTTGGTGCTATTGATGATGCTCGTTCTGAGCTCAGTGCTATTGAGCTTATGATGAAGGAACTTAAGCGTTCCTCTCGTCCTGTTGTTACTCATCCTTATGCTTTGGATGATGTTATGGAGATAAAGCAGGCGATTTTTGAGGATTATGATACCAAATGGACAGATGAGTATATTATGGATACTCTTACTGATCAGGAGGTGTTGAGTGGAAATCATGATCCAAAAGGGCGTTTCAAGCATCTGCAAGCTGCCACCCTGAGTACCGCATCTGGTCATCCCTTTGACCGGTGGGTTGGTGCTCGAGGGAAGAAACACCTTGTTCGTGGTGTTGCTGGCGCATATGAGTACGTCGCTGATTTTAAGAAGATGTTGGATGAATCGCGTGAGCGGTTGTTGAACGGTGATACGTCTGAGATCTTCTTTGTTGTTTGTTATTTGAAGGATGAGTTGCGTTCCTTCAAGAAGATTGTCGCCGAGTGTACTCGTGTGATTCAGTGCTTTCCTTTTCATCATGTGTGTTTGATGAAGGAATTCTATGGGGCATTTGTAAATTTTGTCCACGGATCATTCCCTAGAATGTTTTCCGCTGTTGGTATGTCTGTGTCGTCTGAGGATTGGCACAACATGATCTTGTATCTTACACAAATTGGTTCAACTGGTTTCGATGGTGATTTCGAAAAGTTTGAGCAATGGTTGTGTGAGCAAATTCTTGACCTCTGTGTGGATGTGGTCAACATGATGTACAAGAAGCGGATGGTAAACTGGGATCCTCAACATGATTTTGTTCGCAGGGCACTTGCTGAGCATATTGTGAATACTCACCTTATTGTTGGTGATTTTGTGTTTAAGAAATTTGGGGATCTTAAGTCTGGGGCGTATGGCACTACCGTGGTTTTTGGTAATATTATGCTGCAGTTTTTTATGCGACTAGCCTGGAAGCACATCATGTTGGACATGCGTCCATCGTTGGCTGGTCAGATGTATTATGATCGTTTTGTGCGTGCGAAAGGGTATGGAGATGACAACATAAATGTGCTGTCTGAGCAGATCCGTGAACAATATAATTTTGTCACGGTTTCTGCTTACTTCAAAACTCTGGGTATAAATTATACCCCTGCGAACAAAGAAGCCTTGGCTCCCCCACCTTATGTGGAGGTGTGTGAGTTGATGTTTCTTAAGATGCGTACGCGTGATATGGGTCACGAGCAGCGGTTCCCGGGATTGACTTATGGGCCGGTACCAGATTATGAAGATCTGTTACCTACCTTGAAGTATATCTCGCGGACCCTTGCGCCAATGGAAGCGTTGGTTAATAATATGAATGATGTGTTGAAGCGTGCTTGGTGCTGGGATCGGAACAAATGGGAAGCCTTTCGTGAGAGTCTTAAAGGAGAACTCGAGGCTGTTCAGATTCGAAGCACGCTTATTTCTTGGAATGGTTGTTGGGCCATGTGGAAAGCTGGTGATATTTCGGGTGAGTTGGATACTACGGATGTGTTGTATGACTTTGTGGAGTGGTCTCCACGTCCGAAGCAGAAAGATCCTCGTGGGAATGCAATGTATAATGTCATTGTTCCTGTGGGGAGATTTACCCAAGCAATTGGTCGTATACCGCCAGGTGGTTCGGTTATTCAGATGGAGGTTTCTGGGGATCCGATGGCGGCTGATCCTTTAGTGGATCCTGAGGTTAAGGCCCCAGTGACTGAGTTGTTGCCAGCTACAGGAACAAGACCCACTGTGAAGCAGATTAGTGATGTCAATATGGTAGATCTTATTAAAAGATTTGCTCTTCGATATCATAATTCCCTTCCCAGTGAGTGGTTTGTTCATGATCCTTTTGTGTGTTCACCGGGTTCTGGCTTTAAGTCAGGATGGATGTGTTACTTCGCTCAGTTATATAGATACTGGTGGGGAGATACGCGTTATATCCTGTCTGGTGGGTCAAATGATACTGCTTGGTTGGCATATGTGACGGAAGCACTTGGTGATCAACAACTTACAACAGATGAGCTCTTTACTGGGGCTGCTCCGATTGCTGGAGTAGCCGGTGGAGGGCCTGCTACCATTAGGTCTCAGCCAGATATTAATGGTAAATATGTTTTCCAAGTGCCATGTGTTTCGATTTACAAGATGCTTCTTACTCCGATTGAGATAAATACTGATTCTACTACTACTCTTGAAGGAACGACTCCTGGGCGGATCCGTTTTAACTCGAGTGGTACTGAGGATATGTATGTTGCAGGTGGAGATAATCTTCGGTTTGGGTACTTATTGCAGGTGCCTAGGCTTAAGGTTGCTCTTCATGCAGATGGTGAGAAGAAGCTTGCGAATCGACGACTTCGCTCTAATGTGCAGATGGATCATCGTGGGATCCATTTTGAGGAGAGTGAAGTCGTTAAAGGTCGTGTGGGGGGTGGTCGAACCCCTTTGGACGTTAAAACAGATAATGTTGAGAGGCCACAAGATTTTGTGGCTTTTGCAGAGCGTTACCAGTATTTACAGAATGTGGATTGGAGTGATTCAATGATTGTAAATCAAGAGCTTTGGGCGGCGGCTGTGCCCTTTGGTCTTCTTGGTAATGTTAATCGTGCTGGTTTTAATAACTTTGTGTATTGGCAAGGTGGTGTCACTGTGCGTGTTGAGTTACAATCGCAGCCCTTTCAACAAGGGCAGCTTATACTCTATTACGTACCTCAGATGTCGCTTAGTAATTGTGCAAAGCATATTAACACATCACGAACAAGTCAGACGGTGCTACCAATGGTTAAATTTACTGCTGGTGGTGCTCGTAGTGTGGAGCTTTTTGTTCCCTTTGTCAATGTGAGAAATAAAATCTTTACAGATTATCCCAATGAAGGAATCCTTAATCAGATGGGTTCCTTTCATTTACAGGTTTTTAATCCGTTGCAAGTGGGAGCAGATGCTGTACAGACTTCTGCAACTCTCGCCATTTTCGTCTCCTATCCTAAAGCTGCCTTTGAGGTTATCAAGTTTGGTGCAAGTGGTATTCAATGGGATCGTCAGCTTTCTGCTCTTTTTCAGGCGGAAAAACGAGTGGACTTTGTTGTAGTCGAAGAGGAAAAGGAGAAAGGGCGTCGCGTTAAGGTTAGCGTGAGGCGTGAGAATGGGTTGAGATCAAAGGTACAAGGTGGAGTGCTTGGCACGGCTGCCAACGTTCTAGCGATTGCCAATGATACAGTAGATTTTGCAAGCAAGGTCTCGCGGAAAGGTAAAGCACTTCGAGGAAAAGATCTCGATTATCCGAATACAGGTGCTAATCCGATTCCAGTGATGGATATTGGACAGATTGACATTGCCAATGGGACTAGTCAAGTTTCGGTAGCAAGGTACTTAGATATAGCACCTTCCCGACATGACATTCTTACGCATGTTGATGTAGCAACCTCGGATGATGAGATGGATATCCATGCTCTTGCCGCGCGACCAACCTTCTTTGAAACCTTTGAGTGGAAGGATACAGATGAAGAAGGAAAAGACATCTACACAGGACATTTGACTATTGCTCCCGGAATTTTCGGTGCAGCGATCAATTCGTTCTTTCAACCCACTCTCATGGAGTATGTGGTGCTCCCTTTCAACTTTTGGCGTGGAACGCTTGTGTACACGTTTGAAGTTATAGCCACGCAGTATCATTCTGGTAGATTAGCATTTCTACCAAGGTTGGGTTCTCCAACTGATGCTACTGATGTATCTAATGCGTATGATCAATACGGAGGTACTATGGACATATCTGCGAAAAACAATGTGTTCGACTTCCGTGTGCAAATGCAGGCAAGTACAGGTATGCTGCGTGTGCCACATGAGATTGGCTGGGATAGTATAATAGACTATTTCAGTAAATCCATGGGCACTTTTGGAATTTATGTCCTGACGCCTTTGCAGGTTGGCGGGGTCAGCGCAAGCATACAAATTAACGTATATCTTAGTGTGGAAGATTTAGAATACGATATGCCGGGTTTCGGTTTGACCAGAGTGATTGTCGAAGATCCCTACGTCGGAGACAAAGGTCAGGATGAAGCGGCGCAGGCAAAGCTTAGAGAAGCGATGGCTGCGCATCAGAGATTGAAGTAGAGTTAACTTGGCTCTACGGATTGCTCCTGAAACCCC